TGTCTTTATTATAGTCATTCGTTCGTGAAACAGCAGTTAGGGGGCGTTGATGCCCCCCTTATATAAAATTGCGTGACTCCCCTAGTCTACAAAGTGTTACGGAAGGCACATTTATATTTCATGGTTGAAAAAAAAATTTCGCATATATAAAATCAAGTGTGAAGATTCATGAAATGAAAAAAAACTTCGACCAAATTTTTTCGACCATAGAGATCGATCCGGTTACAGACAAATATCATATTACAATACCCGAAGAAATCATAAACGAACTCGATTGGTATGAAGAAATGGTGTTGAAATGGAATATTGAAAACGACGACGTATTTTTGACGGTTGAGGATGATTGACAACTTGCTATATAAATGGTATGATATGAATGTAATTACAGTAAATTATGGCTAAAGGATTCACAGTTAAAGCAAAGACACCTAAGACACCAAAGAAACCAGAATGGGATTATGATAGAGCAAAGCAATTAGTTAAAGGAAAGGCAATTGTATTTTGTTTACCAGGTCGAGGAGTCTCATATGTATTTTTAAAGAATTTTGTACAACTCTGTTTTGATCTTGTACAGGCAGGAGCAAGTATACAAATATCACAAGACTATTCATCTATGGTAAATTTTGCCCGTTGTAAGTGTCTTGGTGCTAACGTTCTTCGAGGACCAAATCAAATTCCATGGGATGGTAAGTTAAAGTATGACTATCAACTTTGGATTGACTCAGATATTGTTTTTAATTCAGAGAAGTTTTGGCAGTTATTCTTAGACGCAAATCCAGAAGGTGAAAAAGAAAGAGAAATTGTTGCAGGATGGTATTGTACCGAAGATGGTAGAACTACATCGGTGGCACATTGGTTAGAAGAAGATGATTTTCGAAGCAATGGTGGTGTAATGAATCACGAAACAATCGAAAGTATATCAAAACGTAAGAAAGTATTTACCGTAGATTATACAGGTTTCGGATGGTTATTAATTAAGCACGGTGTATTTGAGCATGAAGGACTACCTTATCCTTGGTTTGCTCCAAAGATGCAGATATTTGAATCTGGTGAGGTACAGGATATGTGTGGAGAAGATGTAAGTTTCTGTTTAGACGCAAAGGAAGCAGGTTTTGAAATCTGGTGTGACCCTCGTATTCGTGTTGGACATGAAAAATCAAGAGTTATTTAGAATTCGTATCGGTACAAAAGTCCTTCATGATCGACTTACACAGGATGAGTATCTTGATAAGATACAGACTGTTGCAGAGGACTTTTATGAAGGCAATCTACCAAACGGAACAACGATTACTACAGAAATTATTTCACAAGATTAATTATGGCAACTAGATCTCTCGGATTTACAAGTGGAGGAGTTGACTCCAGACCGAAGAAAACTCGACAAGGAAAAGGAAAACACTCAAAATTCTCGGCAACTTCCCGTAACTCGGCTCGTAAAAAATATAGAGGGCAGGGTAAATGAACTGTTGGCACTGTGGAACCGAATTAATTTGGGGTGCCGATCACTCTATGGAGGACATCAATGATGGAGAAGAGTCAGAATATGATTTTTTCTCTAATTTTACATGTCCGAAATGTCAATCTTATGTTGAAGTTTTTCATCACAAATAATGTCTACTCTAATTACGAATTTACCCTCCTATGAAGTATGGGTAAGAAAAGAATACTTAACCGACCACAAGAGTGGTCATGGTGAATTTGTCAAAGGAGTCTGGGTATCGGCAAAGAGTATACCTGGTCGTGCCTTTTATTTTGAAACTTATCTACCTGACTATGCCGCCATGTTTGATAAGTTGCCGATTTCTGCGTTTCTCTCGTCTCCAGAAATACCAGATCCTGATATGACACTTCATAATTTACAGTTTTGGAACTGTATGGACTATGGTGTAATTGCTGTTCAAAAGCAATTTATCGGAAGTATGCACTATGAAGTCTATACAAGGGATTATGGCAACCAGACGGGCACGTACATATGCACTCTTGACAACTATCACTCTGATGTAGATGCAATAGACTACTCAACCAGTGAACAACCTGCCGAACATAAGTCTCATAACCTCTTAGAATTGGACAATGGACAGTTTTGTCTCTATCCAAACAACAGAATGAGGATTTATGACAACAGTATCACTCCTGAGACACCTAAGATTCCTGATTTTAAAGTCTCCACCGTGTACTATCAGGTGGAAAACGGTCATGATCGTGATGGATTAGGGTCAGAAGAGAATTATTTTTGGAAAACAGCAAAAGAAAGGTCTGTTGATATGAATGTTGGAGCAGGAAATTCCGCAATTTCACAAGAAGGAACCGTAAATATCAATACTGGATTTGAATTAGGCTAAAATGTCAAAAATGGGCAAACATTTGTTGATAGATTTTTACGATGTGTCATTTTATTTACTAAATCATCGTAAAAATCTTGAAAAAATCATGATTTCGGCTGTTGAAGATGGAAAAATGGAAATTTTGAACGTTTTTAGTCATTCTTTTCCGATTCAAGGAGTAACAGTTCTTATTTCTCTTGCCGAAAGTCATTTTTCTCTTCATACTTGGCCAGAAAAAGGTTGTGCAGCAGTTGATATCTTCACATGCGGGTCTACTTCACCCATGAAAGTCGCAAATGAACTCATTTATCATTTTAATACGGATGATTATAAGATAAAAACAATTAATCGTTAAAATTTTTGAAAGAAACCGATATAAATAATAAAAAAACTATGTTAAATGCCCGTAACGAGGATATTTAGATCATATAAGGACATAAGTTTGTCTTTTACACCACATCCGGTGACCAAAGATCTTCCTATTTTAAAAAATGAAAATGCAGTGCGAAGATCTGTGCGTAACATAGTGCAAACAATACCGACTGAGAAATTTTTCAACCCTATATTTGGATCTGATGTCTATCAAAGTTTATTTGACTTCGTGGATTTTGGTACAGCAGTAGTAATTGAAGATCAAATTTTGACATCAATTCGTAATTTTGAACCAAGAGTTGAAAATGTAAAAGTTGAAGTAGACCCAAGACCAGATGATAATAATTTTGAAGTAACTGTAATTTTTGATATTGTCGGTCAAGAATTTCCAACACAAGAATACACCTTTATACTAGAGGCAACTCGATAAAATGCCTTATAATAATTACGCAAATCTTGATTTTGACCAAATTAAGACACAAATTAAAGATTATTTAAGATCTAATTCAAATTTTAGTGGATTTGACTTTGATGGATCTAATTTTTCAGTATTAATTGATACTCTCGCATATAATACTTATATTACAGCATTCAATGCTAATATGATAGTAAACGAATCTTTCTTAGATTCTGCAACTTTAAGGGAAAATGTTGTTTCATTAGCTAGTAATATAGGATATACACCAAGATCAAAGACTGCTGCGATATCTCAAATCAGTTTTGATATTGAAGTCCCTGATAACACAACGTCTGTCACTCTACAACCAGGTCTTGTATGTACAGGTGCATTGAATGAATCATCTTTCACATTCTCAATAGTTGATAGTATTACATCAACTGTGGTAAATAACAAAGCATCATTCAGTAATATTAATGTTTATCAGGGTGTTTATCTGTCACAAGTTTTTCTATATGATGGATCCTTAGATCAAAGATTTATTTTAGATAATCAAAATATNGATTCATCTACAATAAGAGTATCTATCAAAAAAAATGGAGACAGTGGAGTTGGAATAAGATATAATTTAGCAACAGANTTAAATGATGTNACATCATTATCAAGAATATTTTTTGTAAGAGAAATTCAAGATGAAAGATATGAATTAATTTTTGGAGATGGTATTTTTGGTAGAAAATTAGGTAATGCACATGGATCAAGTCAAGAGGANGGTGATACTGTAACAGTTCAGTACTTAATTACAGATGGTGAAGATGGAAACGGTGTGGATAATTTTACTTTTTCTGGTTNACTTGTGAATCAAAATGGTGCAGACNTTACCCCACTATCATCGGTTCTNATTACAACAAATCAATCATCTGTTAANGGATCAGAAATNGAATCTCTTAGTTCAATTAAATACTATTCACCCTTTACATATTCGTCTCAGAACCGTGCAGTGACCGCAAGAGACTATGAGACATTGATAAAGAAAATATACCCAAATACAGAGTCTGTGGCAGTGATTGGAGGAGAAGAATTAGATCCACCTGAATTTGGCACAATTAATATAAGTATAAAACCAAAGAACGGAAGTTTTGTATCTGATTTTTCAAAGGAACTTATATTATCAAAATTAAAATCATATGCAGTTTCTGGTATAAATCAAAAGATAGTTGATTTAAAAATATTATATGTTGAATTAATATCATCTGTTTACTTTAACAATTCTTTAGTTTCAAGTTCTTCAATATTAAAAACTGCAATAATTAACAATCTAAATGCATATTCAAATTCTATTGAATTAAATAAATTTGGTGGGAGATTCAAATATAGTAAAATACTACAAGTTATTGATAAAACAGATACAGCAATAACATCTAATATCACTAAAGTTGTGATACGAAGGGATTTGCAAGCATCTCTCAATCAATTTGCACAATATGAATTATGTTTTGGTAATCAATTTCATGTCAATACTTCAGGATTCAATATAAAATCAACAGGATTTTTTATTAGTGGTGTGTCTTCGATGGTATATTTAACCGATGTTCCTAATAGTGATATGAGAACTGGTGTTATTTCTATTGTAAGAGAGAATACCACAGGTAATACGGATATATTCACTGTTGTTAAAACTTCAGCAGGTATTGTTGATTATGTAAAAGGTGAAATAATACTAAACACAGTTAATATTGTAGCAACAGAAAAACCTGATAATATTATTGAGATTCAAGCTTTTCCTGAATCAAACGATGTTGTTGGACTTAAGGATTTGTATGTATCTTTTAGTGTTGCAGATAGCACGATAAATATGGTTAGGGATGTTATAGCATCAGGTGATGATATTTCTGGTGTTCAATTTGCTAGAGATTTCTATACATCCAGTTATTCAAATGGAAACTTAAAACGTATATAATATGATTGGCACTGGTATTAATACAAGAGTAAAAATACAGGATATTTTATCAAATCAACTTCCACAATTTATCTTGGATGAGAGTCCGTTGACTGTTGATTTTTTAAATCAATATTATATTTCTCAGGAGCATCAGGGTGCTCCAGTCGATATAGTAGATAATTTAGATCAATATTTAAATCTGGATCATTTAACTCCAGATGTAATTCAAAATTCTACGACTTTGAGTGGTATCACTACTATTGGTGCTGAAACAATTACTGTTAATAGTACGAAAGGATTTCCAAATCAATATGGTTTACTAAAGATTGATGATGAGATAATTACCTACACTGGAATCACTACAAATACCTTTATTGGTTGTGAACGTGGGTTTAGTGGTATTACAAGTTATCATGCAGATCTTGAGAGAGAGAATTTAATTTTTTCAACATCATCTGCATCAGAACACTCATCATCAACTTCTGTTGAAAATTTATCAGTTTTATTTTTAAAAGAATTTTACGAAAAAATTAAATCAACAATTACACCAGGACTTGAGAAAACAGATTTTGCAAAAGATTTAAATGTAGGTAATTTTTTAAAAAACACCAGATCATTATATCAATCAAAAGGAACAGATGAATCTTTTAGAATATTATTCAGAGCTTTATTTAATGTAGCTGTAAAAGTAATAAATTTAGAGGATTTTCTTATAAAACCATCATCTGCAAAGTACATCAGAAGAGATGTTGCAATCGCAGAGGTAGTATCTGGAAATCCTTTATTACTTGTGGGACAATCATTATTTAAAAGTGATTTAGATATTGATATTAATACATCTATATCACAGGTTGAACCATTTACAAGAAATCAAAAACAATATTTCAAATTTGAACTTTTTGTTGGATTTGATGATCGATCAGAAATTTCTAATAATTTTACAATAATTCCTAGCACAAAATCTATTGAAAATGTATCAAGTGGATCATCAGTAGTTAGTGTTGATTCAACTGTTGGATTTGGTGCAACTGGGACGGTAGTTTCTGGAGTTACAACGTTTTCATATGGAAGCAAAACTGTTAACCAATTTTTAGATTGCACTGATTGGAACCCTAATGATAGTGTAATTAAGGCAACTGACAATATTAGATCAAATCAAGTTTATTATTCATATGAAAATGGAGATTTGAGTAAAAAAGTTGAATTAAGATTCACNGGTGTTTTAAGTGAATATGAAAGTATAACATCAAGAGATGTGGAGGAAGATGATGAATTATTTGTTAAAAATATAGGAGATNTAATAACAAATCCTACATTAAAAAATTATAAACAAACATTTGCAAATTCTTGGATTTACAATACCAGTTCAACTTATGAAATAAAAGAATTTAATGATAGTTCTACTTTGACATTGTTTAGTGATAGTGATAAATCTAGTTTAAAAGTAGGTGACAAAGTTGAGTTATTAAAATCAGGGACAAATGAAGTTGTGTATCCAACAATTGGAAAGGATATCCCTTATGTGAATGATATAGGAGGGATTAGTGATGATAAAATTACTGTAAGTTTAGAAAATTTTGATTTTGCAAGAGTAACTGGTGAAAGATATAAAATTCGTAGAAAACTTAATAAAGCATTTTCTGATACAAGTGCTGCACAAATATTTTACGGAAATAATAAAATTACATCAGACGTACAAAATGTATATGTTGATGAAAATGAAAGTTTTGCTTATGTTGCATCAAATTCATTACCATCTTATAATGAGACTTTAATCGGTGTAAAATATCCTTTTACAGAAATAATAGAAACACCAATAAATGAAAAAACTTTAAGAATTGGATTAAACACTGAAGGTAAANTAAGTGACAAGAACGATTTAGAAAAATTTACGACTATAACATTTGAAGAAAATGTAAGTTTTTTAACTGGAACGGAAGTATTTTATCAACCAAGTGATGAACCTTTAGTTGGACTTGAAACAGGTTCTTACTTTAT